CGCCTGAACCCAATGACGGGAGGCGCGGCATGAGCCAATGCGAAGCCATCCTGGCCATGCTCAAGCGCGGCCCGGTCACCCCGCTGGACGCGCTCAAGGAAGCAGGCTGCTTCCGGCTGGCCGCCCGCATCGCCGATCTGCGCCAGCAGGGCATCCAGATCGAGACCGAGACCATCACCACCCCAAACGGGAAGCACATCGCCCAATACAAGCTCAAGGAGGCCGACCATGGCAGGCAAGCTCACTGATGACCGCGAGATGTCCGCATCCCGCCTGCCGGGCCTGATGGGCTTCAGCAAGTACTCGACCCCCAATGATGAGCTGCAGTTCAGCATCAATGCCATCGACGGCAAGCCCCGGCCCGACATCGGCAACGAAGCCATGGCCTGGGGCAACACACTAGAGCCAGTGGTGCTGGGGGCTGCTTGCCAGCGCCTGGGGATCGAGGGCGACTTCCAGATCGACAAGGCGTACAGCCATCGCTCCTTCGCCCTGTCCTGCAGCCTGGACGGCATCGGCCATGGCGACGGGCGCGAGATCGCCAGCGACCCGGAGAAGGGGATCTTCGTGGTCGGCCAGGACACCATCCGGCTGGACGGCCCCGGCGTGCTGGAGTCCAAGGTCACCAAGGTCGCACCCGAGGATGTGCCGCACCTGGCGCGCGGCCCCATCCAGCTGCAGGGCCAGATGCTGGTCACCGGCCACAAGTGGGGCGCGGTCTGCGTGCTGTACCAGGGCATCGAGCTGCGGGTCTTCCTGTTCGCCCAGCACAAGGAGACCCAGGCCGCCATCGTCAAGGCGGTGCAGGACTTCGAGTCCCGGCTCGAGACCTACCGCCAGACCGGCGGCATCGAGTGGTATCCACCGCAGACCAGCCGCGAGCTGGATCGGATCTACCCCAGCGCAGCCAGCAAGGAGGTGGTTGATCTGCCCGAGACCGTCGAGATGCTGGCGCTGGCCATCATCGAGAACAAGGCGGCCATCCGCCAGGCAGAGGAGGGCATCGAGCAGGCCGAGAAGAGCATCAAGGAGTTGCTGGGCCAGGCCGAGAAGGGCCGGGCGGGCCGGTACGTCATCTCCTGGCCGATGCGGAACTACAAGGCCCAGCCCGAGAAGCTGGTGCCCGCGAAGGAAGCCTACTCAGTGCGGCAGTCCAGCCTGTCCATCAAGGAGGTGCAGCAGTGATGACCGCCGCAGAAAGATTCATTGTCTTCGTCTCGACGGTCGCGCTGTTCGCCCTGCTGTGGATCGTGCTTGGGCTGGTCGCCAGAGTCGCGTCCGAGCTGTTCCTGCTGGGGTGGAGGGTGCTGTGACCGCAGTAGACCTGACCCCGCTCGAGGACGCCTACTCCGAGGCCGTCGTCGCCGTTCTCAATGCCTGCCCCCAAGCCACCGAGGATGAGGCCGAGGCAGTCGTTGACTCCCTGACAAAACTGATCTTCACCACCATGAGGACGTACCTAGAAGAGGAAAAGAAACATGAGCCAGCTAGCCACTAACCGCCAGGGCTTCGCCCCGGCCACCATCACCGAGGCCATGGAGTTCAGCAAGATGCTGGCTGACAGCTCCATGGTGCCCAAGGCCTACCAGGGCAAGCCCCAGGACATCATGGTCTGCGTCCAGTGGGGCTATGAGATCGGCCTGGCCCCCATGCAGGCGCTGCAGAACATTGCCGTCATCAACGGCAAGCCCTCGGTGTACGGGGATGCGGCCATGGCCCTGGTGCAGGCCAGCCCGGTCTGCGATGGCGTCGAGGAGTTCATCGAGGGCGAGGGCACCCCGAACCCCGTCGCGGTCTGCATCGCCCACCGCAAGGGCCGCAAGCCGGTGCGCGCCACGTTCTCGGTCGAGGATGCCAAGCGCGCGGGCCTATGGGGCAAGCAGGGGCCTTGGCAGGCCTATCCCAAGCGGATGATGCAGATGCGGGCCAGGGGCTTCGCCCTGCGCGATGCCTTCCCCGATGTGCTGAAGGGCCTCATCACCGCCGAGGAGGCGCAAGATTATCCCAGCGAGCTAAACCACAGTAAGGTCGCAATAAAGCCAGCCAACCCGCTGGATATGGTCGCCGCCCCGGCCCTGCCGACCAGCGACCCGGTGGTGATCGAGGCCGCCCTGGCCGATGTCGTGGATGAGCCGGTTACTGTTGCGGTTGAGCAACAGATTACCGATGCGGTCACCGTGCCAGCGCCCGTGCCCGTGCCTGACCCGGAGGTGGAGGCGGTGCAGGCCATGGCCGAGGAGGCGATGGCAGAGATGGCCGACCTCGACCCAAAGGTGGTGGCCGTCGGCTACGGACTCATGGTGCCGGGCAAGGAGCTGCCGTTCAGCATCCACCAGAGCCTGGATGAGTGGGCCGAGGCTTACGAAGACCTGGCCGAGAAGACGGCCCGTGCTGGCAAGGTGCCGCCGCGTGAGCGGATGACCAAGCTGCGCGAGCTGAAGGAGTGCAACCAGGCCACGCTCGAGCGGATCGACACCCTCAAGCGCATCCGGCACACAGCCGCGTACCAGAAGCGCCTCAACGCGCTGGGCGCAGCTCAGTAGTCCGAGAGGAAGAGTTCGCGCTCTGCCTCGCGGCGCTTGACCAGACCGGGCAGCACCTTCCCGCCGCCCTTAGTCCAGGCCATGAAGGCCTCGGCAGCACCATCCCAATCGCCTCTGTTGGCCTTTGTACGGATGGTGCTGCGCTGCAGATTGCCTAGCCCAGCATTGAAAGCAAAAGAGACCAGAGCGTCGAAAGCTCCTTGGCGGCCAGCCACGCCGGGAACAAGACGTAGAACACCCCGTTCAAAACTTGCGACATCAGTGTCGAATAGCGCATTGATCTCGTCCTTGCTCCAGACACGGGCGTCCTCTTCCTTCAGCGGGTACTGCTGCCTCAGCATGGGCAGTGGCTTCTTGGCCTTGTCCTCTTCCCGATGCACCACCGGCAGACGGATCTGATCCTGGTACAGCACATGGCCATAGCCAATCGTCCAGATGTGCGCCGGGCACAGATAGGGTTTGTTCCGGCAGCCCTCGTACTTGTGCATCAGGGCCGCACCGCGCTCGGACAGCTTCACTTCTTGAAGCCCCGAGAACCGAACCAGAACCCGATGATGCCGCCCAGCATCGCCATCTCATCGCTCGAGAAGATCAGCTCCGAGTACTTGATGACATCGTCGATGCTCTTGATGAGTTCCGGGTGCGACCAGAGGTAGTACGCCAGGAAGCCGTTGATGGCCAGCAGCTCCAGCACGAACAGGTAGGTCACAGTCGGGCGCACCGTCCCGATGTAGTTGGCCACCCACTTGCTGGCCGACTTCAGCACCTGCTTGTCATGGTCGAGCGCGGCCTGGGTCATCGAGGCCTCGGTCTGCATGGCGATCTGGTCGGAGCGGATCTCCTCGACCTTGGCCTGAGCAGCGAAGCCCAGCGCGGCCAGCTCCTTCTCGCGCTCGGTCTGGACGCGGGCCAGCTCCAGCTCGTGCTTGTGGTCTTGCTTGGATTGGAAGTAGTCCAGCAGCTTCGGCAGGCCACCCAGCAGGATGCCGCCAAGGGTTGAGAGTAGAGAGAGCATCAGATCACCATTGCATAAACCAGCAGTGCGGCACCGCCCGCACCCACTGCAACGCTGACAAGCAGCATGGGCATCATCACAGCCAAGATCGCGGCGCTCGACAGGACGATGGCAAGTTGCAGGGCCATGCCTGCATAGGAGAACCAGGGGCTTCTGTTCTTGGCGACATCGCGGTCAGCCTCGGCCTTCTTGGCCTTGCTGCTGATGTCCTCCATGTCGGCCTTCTGCTTGGCGGCCTTGTCTGCCTTGCCGCCTTCCTCGTAGATGACCGAGCGGATGTTCTTGGCCTGATACCAGGCCCAGAGGTTATTGGCCTCGATGGTCTTGTTCAGCACCAGGCTCGAGTTGCTGCCGCCGAAGTAGCCATTGATGGCCAGCAGCAGGGCGAAGACAGAGATGGTGATGGCGGCCCAGGCCTTGACGTAGGCCTCGCGCTCAGACCGGCTGGCACCGGGAGCAGGTTTGCTGATGAAGTTCATATGCCCAGCTTCTTCAAGATGTATTCAATGACGCGGTTGCCGATCTCCGGCGGCAGGACGATGAGAATGCTGAAGGCGATGTCCGCGAGCCACAGGTAGCAGACGACCTTGATCCACTTCTCGAGCGCGTCGAGAATGATCTTGGACAGGTCTGGCGGCCAGGGCATCTCATAGCTAGCCAAAGATGATGTTTGCCATGAGCCAGCCAATGCCACCGACGGCAATCGCGCAGATGGCCACAGCGACACCGATGTCGCGCATCTCCTGAGCCTGCCGTGCGCGGCGCTCCTCAGCGAGCTTCTCCTGCAGCGCCTCCTCCTTGTCGGCAGCGTTCATCTCTGCCTCGCGCTTCTTGATCTGGTGCCAGATGTCCATGTTGTTGGAGCTGAAGAACAGGCCCTGGATCTCGCGCTCGAAGTCGGCCTGCGCCTTCAGCGCCATCTCGATCTGCATGGCGGCACCGAGGTTGCTGCCGCCCTTCTTCTTGGCCTGGCGCGCAGCCTTGATGGCGGTGTGCTTGGCGTCGAAGTAGTTGCCCAGCAGCGGCCCGAGCTGTGCCACATCGCTGGCGGTCTGACTCGCCATCTTCACCATCTTCACCGCCTTGTTGACGGCGGCCAGCGCCGTGATCGGGTCGATGGGGATCATGGCGTCAGCCTCCCTTGAAGTGGCTGGCCACCCAGGTGATGAAGCCGCCAGCCATGGAGGCCAGCGTCATCCCCATCCAGAAGCCGCCCTTGGACTTGTTGGCCAGCGCCAGCAGCTCTTCGATCTGGCGCTCCATCTTGTCCACCTTGCGATCCATGGCCTGCACGCGCTCCCACAGCACGCCGTACTTCACAGGGTCAATCTCTCCTGGCTCCATGTCTCACCTCATCAAGCAACGCGGGCCAGGCTGGCCTGGAAGTAGTTCCACTGGCCAGCGTTCGTGACGGTGGCGCTGCCGCTGGTGTAGATGTACGCCTCGATGTAGTCGGTCGAGCCGTTCAGATAGACCAGCGCGCTTGTGGTGATGGTTGTCTGGTTGGCCGTCGCCGAGTCACGCGATGCCGACTTGAAGTTGCTGCCGTTCTTGTAGATGTACCCAATCAGCACGGTCTGACCAGACTGCAGTTGGATGCCCAGGTTGACCTGGTAGTAGCCAGCGACCTGGGGGGTGAACCGATAGTTGGTGGCGTTGTCATATGCGGCAGCCGTGTCGAACTCTTCTGTCGCAAAGGTGAGCTTTGTGGCCGTTGCCGCGCCGATAGACTGCGTGCCGCTTGGCACGGCGCTGAATGCGGGGCCGTTCGGCAACCTAGCGATCTCTCTTGACTTGCCCATCTGGGACTCCTTTCGATGTTCTGAAAGAAGGCCCAATCGGGCCTACTGGTTTCTGTACTTACACGGCGGTCTGCGGCCAGGTGAACTGCAGCGCGGCGAGCTGGTCAACGCTCGAGCAGGCCAGCACCGCCGCCTCATTCGCATCCGATGCAGCTCGGATCGCAGCGCGGGCCGCCAGCGTCTCGGCGTCCACAGCCTTCACGCCCTCGGCAGCGCGGGTCACCTTCCAATCGGTCGGGGCCAGCAGCGAGCCGGCGATGGACTTCACCTGGCCGACCATCTGCGCCTTGAGCTGGTCGAGGTCTTTCGGCAGACCCGGCCCCCAATAGAAGCGGTCATCGTGCGGCACCGGGTCGGCCACCTCGGTGATGCCGATGGCAGCACGCTCTGCGGGGCTGGCAAGGCGCAGCCAGTTGGCCGGGTACTGGATCTCCGCGTGGGTGAACGGCACATCCAGCGCCAGCGGTTTGTTGTCGAGCATGAACATGGGTTACCTCGCTAGGGAATACTTGAACGGGTTCTCGGCAAAGGCCGCGAAGATGATCGTGTTGCCGTTTGCGTTGTTGTCGCCGTTTGTGCCACGCACCTTGAACCCGTTTGAAAGCAAATCGAATCGGACGCTTGCAGCAGTAGCTTCAGCGGAGCTTGAGTTTGGGAACAACGGCCAGTTGCCATTGAAGTTGTAGTCGGGCCTGGCCGTGTCGATGATTCCCCAGCTCTCGGTGCCAAGGCTGGAGTTCTTGTAGAGCAGGAATCTCGGCCTGAACCCGCAGAACACAAACGGCCCGTCGCTGCTGCCGTTGCCGGTGTAGCTGCCGAAGCGGCTGAAGCCTGCGACCTCGGAGAACAGGTAGTTCACATAGGTGCCAGCGTTCTGGTTCGTGTATCCGACCGACCCGGTGATGCCGACGCCGAACACAGAGGATGTCGGCGCGGTGTTGCCCCAGATGACCGAGCTGGTCGCCTTGGCGTTGGTGGAGTTCAGCAGCAGGTAGTCTTGCGTGGCGCTGCTGAGACTGCGGTGCCAGACGATCCAGTTGTCCGCGAAGCTGCGCGACTTCACGATCATCATGGCCGGGGTCACGCCCAGCGCGTGCGCGATGGTGCGGCTGCTGGCACCGTCACCCGTGTAGGTCACGATGTCAAAGCCGGGGGTCGCGCCTTCTTTCCACTGCCAGGCGACGTAGGTGTCGGCGTTGTTGTTCACAGCGCTGCCGGCGCCAACGGTAAAGCCGTCCGCATTGAACGCGGTCAGTCGGTCAGTTGAAGTGAATTCGACAGCGGTGGTGCTTGACTCCAGGCCTTTGTTTGCGCCGCGCACCGAGTCGAACAAGTTGTGGTCGAAGGCGGCGTTGCGCTTCTTGACCCACACCAAGTCCGGCTGCATCGCGCCGCTGTTGGTGATGCTGCGGCCGCTGCTGCCATTACCCGTCCACAGCGTTGCATCAAACCACCGCCGCCCTTGCAAGATCGTCGGCTCCGGCAGGTTGCCCGTGTGCAGCGCCTTGAACCCGGACGGCGGGGTGTAGGCGAATGGGCGCTGGCCGAAGTTAGTCGCCGCCGCATAAACTCCACCACTAGAAGCGTCGCCAATGGCGGGGAAGTATGGCCCGCTGGTCAGCCCGGTAAAGGCTGCGTTTGTGCCAGCAGCGGGGTCGCCAGACGAAAACCAGGTGCCGTTTTTCCCAAAGAACAGCTTCCCGTTATCAGCGTCGAAGGCGACCATGAGAATGTCGCCGGCGGTAGTCCACCCAGATCCGTAGGCCGTTCCGGTGTTGTTGGTGTACTTGTAGCCATCCAGCTGATAAATGCCCCAGCCGCTTGTGTCGAAACCGACAAACTCGTTTTTGTTGGCTGCTGCCGTGACAACACCAACGGCGTTTCTGTCACCACTTAGCGCCACGACTTCAAAGTACCACTTCCCGCTAGTCACGCCGATAGTCGCCCGTGCATGGTTGCGGTTTGCAGTTGAAGTTGACTCTGTTTTTAGGTTGCCATCAGTAATCGCAAACGAGCCGTTTGTGGGGCCATCAAGAGGGTTGATGACCGCATAGTTCCCCCGATCAGAGAACTGAGTCGGCACATCCAGCATCGAGTCGTAGGTCGTGCCAGCGGTGACCGAGATGTTGTTCGGCGTCCAGTTGTTGCCGTTGCCCGAGTAGTCCTTGCCGATGGCCGCAGCGGTGGCGGCAGACGGGTCGGAGAAGTTTAGATAGAAGCCGTTCGTGCCGTAGGTGCCCGTGTACTTCTTGGGCTTCCACACGCCGGTCACGGGGTCGGTTTCGCCGAAACTGCTGGGTGTCAGGGCTTGGCCGTCGATGAAGTTGATCTCGGTGAGGTAGCCGTCGAATGGGTTTACATTGGTGAGTGAAATGCCGAGAAGATGCGACTGTGCGACATTGACCTGCGTGTCTTGCGACAAGGTGGGGTTGGTGCGAATGGCGAATGAAGTCAACTCGCTGCCGTTGACCCAAAGACGAATTCTGTTGTTTGCGGTTGCGTTGGTCGTATCCCAAGCGCAAACAACGTGGTAGTACGCCGAAGGGTCACGAAACACCGCCGTACTTTGCAGCCTACCGACAGTTGCACCACCGATGTTATTCAGAGTGTCAAGTTGATCGGATGACGTGAAAGCAAGAAGCGTAATGTCGCTGCCGGTGGGGCCGACTGTAAGAAGGTTTTGGTTAGTCCCCAACAACCCACGCTTAACCCACCCGCTCCAAGTCCATGTCTTGCGGTTACCAGCGCCGGCAGGGGTTCTACTAAACGAAGCAGTCGCACTCGACCGCAGCCGCACCGAGCGGCTGATCTGGTAGCCGTCATCGGCCAGCAAGAGCGGGTTGCCAATCATGGCGCTCACTTCACATCTCCGATCAGTCGAGCGGTGATGCGCGATGCGCTCTCGACGTAGTAGGCAAGAACGTCGACGGCGTTGGCCGTGGTGGTCAGCGTTGGGGCCACGCCAGCCGGGAACTTGAAGTTGCTGCCGTAGGCCAGCGTGCGCGAGCCGGTGCCGTCTTGCGTGATGACAATCACGCCGTGCTGGCCAGCGGTCAGGTTGGTCGGGTTGGCCAGCGTGCGGTTGCCGCCCAGGGTCACGCTGAAGTTGTTGGCCAGGGCGAAGTTGGGCGTGATGGTCGCGCCGTCGGTCAGGGCCGAGATGGCCCCGCGCTGGGCAGCGGTGAAGGACTGCGCTGCAGCGAGCTGGGCGTAGCGCGAGTCCGACTGCGCCTGGGTGTAGGTGTTGGCGACCTGGAAGCTGGAGAAGGCGTAGATGCAGACCTCATCATTGAGGGCTGCAGCAGACACCAGCACCACGCTCGTACCGTTGGTCGCGGTGTAGTCGTCGCCAGGCCGCAAGATCACGCCGTTGAGCGACACGATCAGGCCGCCCGCGATGTAGCTCAGGGTCAGGGCATTGGCATCCGCGCCGCTGAAGGTCGTCTGGCCGGCGGTGGCCACATACTCGTAGGTCACCAGGGCGGCCTGCTGCGCGGCAGAGGCCTCGAGCCATTGGCTGCCGTCGTACACCTTCATGCCAATGGGGGCCGTGGTGCGGTAGTACAGCGCACCCGTCACCAGCGGGTTGCCGTCGTTGTCCACCGTCGGGTTGCTGGACTTGGCACCCAGGTAGCGGTCGTCGAAGTTGTCCAGCGAGGCAGCAGCTGCGGCGGCAGAGGCGGCTGCAGCAGACTCGCTGGCAGCTGCGGCACTGGCGCTGGCAGCGGCGGCTGATGCGTTAGAGCTTGCGTTCTGAATCGCCACGATGTTGGTCGCGGCGGTGTTGATGCTGGCGATGTTGGTGGCTGCCGTGTTCACATTGGCGATGTTGGTCGCCACCGTGGTCACGTTCGCATTGCTGCCCGCCACCGTGTTGATGTTGCTCGAGTTGCCCGCCACCGAGGTGACGTTCGCGCTGATGCCCGCCACCGTGGTGACGTTGGCCGCGATCCCGGCGACCGTGTTGATGTTGGCCGCATTGCCTGCAACGGCCGTCACGTTCGCGCTGTTGCCAGCGACGGTCACCACCTCGTTGTCAATCGCAGACACCGCAGCGATCTCGTCGCGGATCTCGTAGACCGCAGCCACCTCCACAGCGGTCTCGCCAGGACGGGGGTTGCCGTTGGCGTCGAAGGCCAGGTACTTGTTGGCCCGCTCCGACGCACGGGGCAGGGTCATGTTGATCGTGGTCGGATCGGTCTGCGGAGCCTGCAGTGCACGGGCCAGGCCCTCGGCGTTCTGCTGGTTGAAAATGGTCTGCTGATCCAGCTCGTCGTTCAGCGTGTTGGCGAAGAAGTCGCCACCCGTCGTGAAGTCGGTGCTGCGCTGGATCGTGCGGTTTCCCACGATGGCGATCTGAGTCGCGCCCGTCGGGGCTGCGGTCAGCGTCACAGACCCCGTGCCGTTGGCGTTGATGGTGACCGTGTAGTTGGTCGTCAGCGTCAGCAGCGTGTCGTCCCGGTAGACAGCGATGTCACTCGCAGCCAGGATCTCGAAGGTGAAGGCATACGGGCCGGTGCCGCTTGCTGCGTACACCACCCGACGGGGGACGTTGGAAATCGGGATGGCCATGGGTCAATCCTTCCTGTTGAAAATTGTACGGGTTCAGTCGGGTTTGTAGTACAGCCCATTGGCCTTCCGCATCTCTTGCAGATCGGCGATCTTGGCCTGGAGGTCGGGGTCTTCAGAGATCAGCTGCTTCTTGGCCAAGTCCATGAACTTGCTGTGGACTGACTGCACGGTCTTCTGCTGGTCGTCTAGCGATAGCAGGGCGAAACCAGGCGAGTTGATGACCGTCAGGATCTGCTCCTTGGCCAGGGTCTCCTTGCCGTAGATGGACAGCAGGCGGTGGTATTGCTTGGCATCCAGCTCCACGCCATCCAGCTTGCGCTCGGGCATACCAATGGGCGAACCCATCTGCACCAGCGCCTGGTCAACCTCAGAGAACTGCTCAGGGGAAACCCTAGTCGGCAGCACGATCTCGAGCGGGTTGCCCCGGCCCTGCTTGATCGGGTCGCCCCACAGGTTCAGCTGGTCGGGCAGGGACTCGTTGGCGTAGGGCAGGCGGCTGCGGTAGCGGTTGAAGGCTTCATAGAACTGGCGCACGCCCATGGGCAGATCGGGGCTGGCGCGGGTGTCCTTGGCCGTCGGGTCGAGGATGCGCTCAATGCCAGCCACCAGGGAGCTGGTGCCGGGCAGGGGGCTGCCGCCGATCACGAACCCGCCGAATTGCCGCAGATAAGACTCAACGCCAGCCTTCACCTTGCCAGAGTCAGCCTCGCCGATGAGCTTGGAAATGTCGGCGACACCTTGCAGGTATGGCTGCTCATTGATGTATTCGTACAAGCCAAAGCCTCCAGCCAAGAACACCTGCTCGACCTTGCTCTTGTCCGGCTCATTGCGGGCGTAATCGGCGTAGTCAGCGGCGATGGCCATCAGCGCCGACATCGGCTCAAGGCCCGCATAGCTGTAGTACTTGTCGCCTACCTTGATGGAGTAGGGCTGCCAGCCGTCGCGCATCAGCGCCTCGCGGTCGGCCTTGCGCTCGGGGCCGCGCCCGGTGATGTGACCCTCGGCGGCATAGGCGGCGTACAGGGCCATCAGGCTGGTGCCCAGGGTCACCTTGGCCATGGCCATGTCGCGGTAGATCCCGCCCTGCGCGATCTCTTCGCGGAAGCGGCTGGACACAACGGGAGCCAGCGGCGTGCGCTCCAGCACCTCCAGGCCGATGTTGGCCGGGGTCTTGAAGAAGGGCACGATGATCTTCAGGGCAGGGTGGTTGAAGACATCCTGCAGCTTGTCCAGCGCCGGGGGCAGATCGGCGGTGAACGTGCCCTTCTCGGCGAAGCGGGCCGCCGCCTCATCCAGATCTGCGGGCGGGTTCTGCTTGAGGGCGATGGCCTCGGCCTCGGCACGGGCGATGGCATCGGTCTCGCTCAGGCCGTCCTCGATGGCGTTGCGGTAGGTCTGCCGGGTGCGGCGCACGATCTGGGTGTTCAGCTCCATCGTGTACAGCACGCCCTTGAAGAACTCGTCCTCGCTCATCAGCGCCCGGCCAGGCAGGGTCACGGCGGTGCCGTAGTAGTCCAGCGCCTTGCCCATCAAGCTCTCGGGGCTTTGCCCGAACACCCGCTGCAGGGTCGCACCCATGCTCTCGCTGGGGTTGCGCTGCATCTCGATCTTGCTGGCCAGGTCGCTGGGCTGGTTCTTGCGGAAGGCGGTCGATGCCAGCTCGAGGCCCCGGCTCAGGCCCTCGCGCAGGGACTGCACCATCACCAGCGCCTCATCCAGCGCGATCTTCTCGTCGGCGTTGCCGGGCACCAGCGCGCCCCAGCTGCGGAAGCCTTGGGGCAGGGTGTTGCCGTAGAAGCTGGCGATCATCCGCTCGGGGATCTGGTACAGCCCGAAGAAGCTGTTGCCGATGATGTTCTTGGCGTGGCTCACCGGGCTGGCCAGCAGGCCGTTGATGTAGGTGGTAAACCAGACATCCTTCACCCCGGACATCATGGTCTTCTCCACCAGCGCGTTCTGGGCGGCGCGGGTCTCCAGCGACAGGTAGCTGCGGGCCAGATCGGACAGAGCCGCATCGCCACCGAATTCATCCAGCACCCGGCGCACCACGGCGGCATTGCCGTCGCGTGGGATGCGGAAGACCGCCAGGGCGCGGGCCGTCTCGGTCTGCATCCCCTTGATGCCCTTCTGCAGCAGGCCGTGGAAGGCGATCTGCTGGCGAAGGCGCAGCTTGTCGGCGTCGGTCGCGTCGGCCTGGGCCACCTTGCGGAAGAGGTTATCCAGCTCATTGGCGCTGGACTCCAGCACCTCGAGCGCCTTGTAGGTCTCGACAGCGTTGGCCATCATCCGGCCATCGTTGCCCACCAGGCGCGAGAGGAAGTTCTCGCTGATGCCGGACTCGGCGGCCTTGGCCTTGATCTCATCGAAGGTGACGGCCTTCGTGCGGATGCCCAGGGCGTCGGCCACGCCGCCCACAATGGCAGCAGCGTCCTCGGTCTGGTAGCGGGCGAGGTTGAAGGCTTCCTCGACGTTCATGCCCAGCGCCCGGTCTGCAGGCGTCGGGCTGGGCTTGCCGATGCGCTCGGTCATCGGGGCCGCCTTGCGAGCGGCGACCGCGCCGGTCACCGCATCGGTCACCTGCTGGTCGGCCTCGGGGATCAGCTTGAAGCGGCCCGCCTTGGCGGGGTCGGCCAGCTCGCCCTCGGGCAGCTTGCCGGGCATGATCGGGCGCTCGGCAGGGGCGTCAGCGTTGCGGACGGCCTTGCGGAGGATGCCGCCGATGGCGTTGGCAGGGCCAGCGACCTGGACGCCTTCCTCCATGTTGGGCGTGCCCGGCTCGCCGTCCACGCTCAGGTCAGGCGGCATCGCAGCCTCAGCGGGCATCGGCTCCTGCGGCGTGTCGGTCGTCGCCGTCGGGAGCATCGCGCTCAGGCGCTGGTCGAGGGATGGGATGGCCATTACTTGGCTCCTTTCTTGGCGGCACGCGCCGCAGCCTTCACGGCCTTACCCGTTGCAACACCGCCCGGCAGCAAGCCAAGCCCCGCCCCGACAGCCTCAGCAGCGGCCATGCCGTAGTTGCCCTCCTTGACTTGAGCCACAGCATCCTCACCCATCCGCACCGCCTCCTCCGTTTGTAGCGCCGTCCCCAAGAAGGGCACGATGTCGGCCAGCCCCAGCTCCAGCGGCAGGTTGCTGTTGGGGCCACCGATCAGGGTCTCGGCCTGCTTGCGGGCGCGGTACCTGTCCAGGCCGACGCGCTCGAAACCCGCCTGCAGGAAGTCGGCCAGCTTCTCTCGCGTGGTCGGGTCATAAGACTTGAGGCTTGGCAAGCCATTGCCAGCGTCCGACGCCGATGCCGCCGGGCCAGCCGCGAGCTGCAGGGCCTCCTCGCCCATCGGCTCCTCGGGCATGGGGGGCAAGACCATGTCCGCTTGGCGGTTCAGGTACAGGTTCTCGATGTTGCTGTAGGCCATTAGTTGCCCTCTGCGGTGTTCAGCAGTTGCTCAATGCGGGTCAGCTCGCGCAGCTTGGTCGGGTCATTGCCAGCCTTCTGGCGCAGAGCGGGCAGGTTTTCGCGGGTGATCTGGATGCCGCCATACCGCTTGGAGTAGGTTTCATCCAGCGTCTTGCGTGCCGCCCTTGCCGCCTCGGTGTTGCGGGCCTGCTCAATGCCGGACTCGACCTGCTGCAGGATGGCGCGGGGCGTGAGGATCTTGCCCTCTGCCGTCGCCTGAGCCTGGATCTGCAGAGCCTGCGAGCGCAGCCCCTGCAGGCGCTGGAACTCCACGCCCTTGGGGTCGATCACGGTCACCTGGCCGGGCATGGTCGGGATGCCAGCCAGACGCGCCAGGCCGGTGTCCAGCTCGCGCTGGTCGCGGCGGTCTTCGCTGGTCAGCGTCTTGAGCATCGACACCTTCTGCTTGGCCGTCAGACCGGGCGCGCTCCAGATCTGGTCGGGGCTGGTGATGCGGCCCTCGTAGATCCCGCGCAGGGTGTTGAACTCCGCGACCGGGTTGCCCTCCTTGTTCGGCTCGAACAGGTCTTTGATGACCGACAGGGGCACGGCATCGGGCTGGCGCTGGGCGATGGCCGAGATCTGCCCGGCGAGCTGCCGCCGCAGGGCGCTGCCCTCGGGCGCGGCCACAGCCTGCTCGTACAGCGGGATGAACTCCTTGACCGCCGCAGCCTTGGCCGCTGCCTGCTGCTGCTGGATGACGCTGTTGCGGTGGTTCACCGCCGTCATCACGTTGGCCTCGATCTTGGCCACCGCCTCGAAGTCGGAGCCGATCATGCCCTGCAGCATCTTGCTCTTGGCACCGGCCTGTCCCGTGCGGATCTGGTTCAGGATCGCCAGCGCATCGGTGTTGTTCGGGTCGAGCAGCAGCTCCTTGGTCACCGCGTTGATCTTGGCGTTGCGGACGGCCAGGCGGGCCTTCTCGCTGTACTGCGCCTGCAGCTGCGGGTTGTTGAACCGCAGGGCAGCGCGGGTGATGTTGGTGGCGTAGACCGAGGCGTGGAAGTCGAAGTTCTCCGGGTCGTCGCTTGCCGCCTTCTCCAGCAGAATGGTCGCGTTGTCGAAGTTGGAGTCGAACTGCGTCAGCGCCTGGTTCTGCGCCCGCTTGACCTCATGATCCAGTGCGGACTTCAGCACCGCGTTGCCATGCGTGGACATCGTGGCGCGGAACTTGTACGCGGCCTCGGGATCGACCTTGGCGAGCGAGCGGCCCATGCCGTCGATCATCGTGTTGATCTTGGTCTGGACTTGCTCGGACGTTGCCTGGCCCAGCTCCACCTGGTTGAGCAGGGTCACCAGCTCGTTGCGTCCCTCGGCCTCGAAGCGGCTGGACAGCTCCAGGCTGCGGGCTTTCCGCACGGCCTGCGAGAACACGCCCACGGGGTTGCTGCCGAGATCCAGCGTGGACAGGTCTCCGTTCTTGGCGGCCTCGATCTGCTCCGGGGTCAGCGGGTTCTCCGCAGCGAACTGCAGGCCCTCGCGCTGGCGCGAGACCATGGCGTCTTGGAACAGGTTGGCGCTCATGCGGTCAAGCGCCTCGGCCAGCTGCGCCGACCCTTGGGCCTCGACGCGAGGGGCCACGAAGTTGACATCGGGCACGCTGACCCGCTGCATCGGGACAGAGCCAGGGGCGCGGATGTCCACGCGGCCAGATTCAATGCGTCCGGTTGCCATTAGCGTTGTCCCCTATCCATGCGTGCGAAATCGCCTGTTGGCAATTGCGTGTTGTCCGGCTTTGCACCCATGCCCGCGAACGGGTCGGTCTTGACGAAGTTGCTGACCCCGCGCGCCAGCGTGAAGTTGGCCAGCATGGAGCCGGTCTGCCGGGCGCTGCTCGCGGCCTGGTTGTACTGGCCAGCCTGCCGCTGCGCCTGGAACTGGTTGAGCGTGTTCTGCAGGCCGGTGGACTCCAGCAGCGCGCTGACATCCTGGAAGCCCAGCACGCGAGCCGTCAGCGCGTTCAGGTCGGCCACGGCCACATCGCGCATCGAAGCGGCCACGTTCTGGTCGACCACCTGCTGGATGGAGCCTTCGCCCACCACCACGCCGCTGGCAGCCGCACGGGCGCGGATGGCGGCATTGGTCTGCCTCATGTTCCGCAGCAGCGTGTTGCCCGCGATCTGCCAGTTGCGGGCCTCGGTCTCGGCCTTCTGCAGCATCCGACCGGACTGCACCGCCGCATAGGTTTCGTCCAGGTCGGCGCGCACCTCGGCGATGGCCATGGTGTCGCGGGCCTGCACCAGGTACGCGGTCTGCTGCTGGATGGCCTGGGCGCGCTGCATCTCCGACGCCGCATAGGCGTCCAGCATCCCGCTGACTGCCTGCGCCGGGCCAAGGGTGGGGGTGGGGGTAGCTGCCATGTTCAGGTTCCTGCGTGTACCGCCACGCGGTAGTCAAGGCCCAGCAGCGTCATCTTCAGTGGCAGGTTCTGCGACACCTCGATGGCCTGCTCGCGGCTGTAGCCCAGCACCCCGTTGACCCGCTTGATGCCGGTGAAAGTCGGCTCGGGCAAGTCCAGCAGCGGGTTGTCGAACAAGCGGAAGGCAATGGGGTTGTTGTTCAGGATCATGTGCTGGGTGTCTTTCACCACCGCATTGATCTCCACGATGCGCTTCTTGAAGGCCACCCGGTTGCCGGTCTGCAGCCGGATGTCCACCGGCATGGTCTTCACATAGACCGTGATCGGCAGGCCCACTTCGTAGCTGGTCACGCTCTCGCGGTCGAAGGTGATCGCACCGCCCGCGCTCACGGTCTCGTTGCTCTGTGGCACGCCGTCGCAGATCACGTTCAGGCTCTTGCCGATGTGCGGCAGGCCGGAACCCACGCCGCCCGCAGAGCCGCCCGTGAAGGCGCAGTCCGTATACAGGTCGTCGCTGAACAGTTCCACGAAGTACCTGTCCACGTTGTTGAAGCGGCGCTTGGTCACACAGTAGATCTGCGTCACATCCACGCCGACATCAATGAACTGGCCATCGGTGATGAACTCGCTGGGGCTGGTTATCTGCTGCGAGCGCATCAGCGAGTAGACCGCCATGGAGCCGTCGGCCTGGTTGGTCAGCATCAGCAGATCGGATTCGTCGGTGCTGGCCGCCCGGCGCATGGCGATGCGCTGCGGAGTCTTCAGCAGATGGCCGGACAGCAGCGAGATGCGCTGCGTGACGTAGGTCGCCTGCGTGTCGGTGAAGATGAACTCGTTGAGGCTCTTGCCCTGGCGCTGGATGTACACCGACCCGGACTCGAGCGTCAGCACTCGGGTGCCCGGCTTGATGCCGTTGCGGCTCACGTTCTTGAACGTGAAGGTCAGCGGGGTGATCGGGTCGCTGTCGCGCTGCGGCACGAAGAACTCGCCGCCCGTGGTGAAGACCTGGAAGTCCCGCGAGCTGATGATGTCGGTGATGACGTTCAGCTCGTTGGTGTCCAGAGTGGCTTCCACCGCATCATCGTCCAGGCTCTCGGTCGGCACGAAGTCGAAGAACAGGCCGATCTTGCTGCCCCAGATGGTCGAGGGCCGGGACTTGGAGCCTCCGAAGTACAGCCGCCCCTCATGGAAGGACACCGACCGGGGCCAGCCCTTGCCGCTGCTCCAGACATCCTCGTAGCCAGACTCAATCTCCCAGTTGCCCTGGGCGATGTTGCTGGTGTCGAAGAATGGGTACTCGGTGACAGCCTTGACAGTGGTGCCGCTGATGTACTCCACGATGCGGGCGCGGCCCTGCGGCACCGCGTTGATGTACTGGTTGACGCTGGCCGCCGTGAAGATGCTGTTCTGCGCGGTCAGGGTGACGTTGCCAGACACCGCGCTGGGCGTCAGGTGACCGACCGAGGGCGTGGTCACGGTCAGCGTGAAGGCGTACTTGGGGATGCTGTCGAAGGTGATGGTGCTGGCCGTCCAGCTCGCATCATTGGCCCCGCGCACAATCCGCACCGGCTGCAGATCGGGATGCACCACGATCAGGGTGTCAGCCGACTGCGTCCAGCACATATCGTCCACCATGTCGCTGGTGAGACTGCTGATGGCCAGGTAGTTGTTGCCGGAGGCGTTGATGTTGGCCACCACCACACCAGCCTTGATGACGTACATCCGCTGGTGGGTGAAGCACAGCATATAGCTGTCCGACACGCTGAACTGGAAGGGCACCAGGCGCACGCCGTTGCCTGCGCTCGCGGTGCTGGTGTTGGGCAGCTCGAGGATGTGCTTGGTGCCAGGCCGACGGCGCAGACCGCCCTGGGGCTGGATCAGCACGTTGGTGGCCTTGGCCAGCGCGTTGTTGTACTGCTCAAGCTCCACGCGGGCGCGCAGCAGCGGGTCGAGTTCGCCCGTGCTGAAGTTGGTCTGGATGTCAACGAATCGGGACATCAGTACCTCGCCGTGATGAGCGTGTAGTCGTCGATCACCTTGACCGCGTTGTTCGCGCCGTCGATCTGCGTGGCCTGCCGGAAGTAGCCGCCGCGCCCGTTCTCGCCCGGCTCACCCAGCGCCATGCGCCGCCAGAAGCCAGCCTTCTCGGCCTGCTCGGTGATCGGCTCGGCGATGTGCCAGGCCACCTGGTACTTCAGCAGCTGCACGAAGTACTGCGGCATGGCGAACTCGCCGACGCTGTACTGGTAGTCAATGAAGGCCGCCTCGAGGTTGGTCAGGAGCTGATCGCCCTGGATCTCCCAATCCTTGCGCGGGGTGCCGCCCACGGCGGCGGTGTCGTACACGGCGCGCGGGTTGCCCAGGCGGTCACCAGGCAGCTGGTAGGCGTACTTCCAGACGCTGCCGGGCGCAGTCACCAGGCGGGCGAGTTGAATCTTCTTGAAGCTGAAACTCCACGGGTACATCATCAGCGTGGAGTCACGAATGTCGGGGTACAGACGGTCACAGACGCTGGACTCGTCGGTGCCATCGTTGAACGAAGAGATGGCCTTCGCGCCCAGCATCAGCAGAGCATCTGAGCAGATGGTGATTCCGGTATCGCCTGCAGCCATGTGAACCTCTTAATGTGAGAAGGGCCAGCCTCCGATTGCTCAGGGGCTGGCCCGCTTGCGCTGACTTGCGTCAGTCGCTGTCAGTGTTGGACAGCGTGGTGCCGTCCGTCACATCCACCACGCCGGAGGCGTTGGAGACGACATACACCAGCGTGACCACCGGGGTAGTGCCGGTGGAGGTCACGCAGTGGATGACATCGCCCACTTCCAGGGTGTTGGCCAGGGCGTTGAAGTAGCCACTGGTGTTGACATCCGCGATGGCGTCGGCGGTCTTGTAGCCGTACATCGACGGGGCGTTGCCGCGCTTGGACGCGGAGTAGGCGGTAAAGCCGTCAGCAGAGTAAGCCATTGTCAGCCTCCCCTATTAAGCCGCAGCCGCGGTGTCGCGGGCGGTGATCTTGACGATACCCTCGGCGTCGATCGCCACAGCACCAGCGGAGAACAGGGCGTTGACAAGCCAGCTGGTCTTCTCGGGGATGTAGTTGATCTCGGTGCGAGGAGCGATGCCTTCGGCGTAGCCGATGGCGTCACGGTGGAAGGCGTACAGCGTGCGGTCGCTGGAGCCGTCGATGGGCAGGCCACCCTCGGAGCGGTCGCCCAGCACATGGAACGTGAAGCCCAGGAACTGGTTGATCTCGCCCTGCACCAGCGCCTTGACCGTGTTGAAGTCCGAGCTGGTGACCGAGGTCTGCTCGAGCATCGCGGCCAGGGAGTTGGCGTGGATGATGATGTTGCGGCCCTCAGCCGGGACGTTCTTGGCGTTGAGGATCTTGGCAGCCTCGCGCAGCTTGGCGATGTTCATGTTGGTGTTCGCGCCACCAATAGAGTTCGCCACGGTGCCAGTGCCGGAAGCAGCGTTCAGCGCGTCGAGGATCAGCTGATCCTGGCGGCGGCCAATCGCGGCACCGACCACCTGGGCCAGCTCGCTACGCTCATCGAAGTTGACCTTCTGCTGAGAGAAGATGTCGCTGTACTCAGCGGCATTCCAGTCAGACAGGGTGCAGGTGACGTTGGAGAAACCAACGTTCATCGGGGTCACATCGGTCTGGGTAACGCGGGCAGTTGCCACGCCACGGCCGACCTTGGGGAACTTAACGGAGGCACCTTCGACGCCCCGACGCTGACGCACAGCGCCCACCAGCATTGCTTTGCCCTGGTAGGCTTGTTTGACCTCAGCGTCGAACAGGGTCACGAAGGCGTTCGACAGAGAAACGCTCATGATTTACCTCATTCGGTTGTTGGACAGGGTTTGGCGCGTCGGTGAGCCGCTGATGCGGGCCTGTGCTTGCTGCTTGCGGCAGCCACTCGTTGGCATCTCGCCACGGTCAGGGTCGCTTGCGCGGTGGGCCTTGGGCCTTGATTGTAGAGGGATTTTGTGTTTGTCAATACCCCCCTTGGGGCTTTGGACAAAAAAAGCCCCGGCGGGTTAGGCCGGGGCGAGGTGGCAACGGCAAGATCGCCGCAACCTTGGAGACTCTATCCCAGCGTCTGCGCGAACAGGCGCTCGACCTTCTGCCGATAGGCAGCGTCGGTCTTGTACTTGGGGTCGGCCACCATCTGGTACAGGTCGTCCTTGGTAGGAGCGCCGTCCACAGGAACCGACTCGATGGGCACCCGGCCCTCGTAAGCCTCGCGGATCTTGAGCAGGGCCTGCAGGCCACGGGCGGTGCCGCCCATGATCTTGAACTCCTCGAAGTCCTCCTTCGCCCAGACACCTTTGTTCACCAGGCCGCGCGCCCAATCCACCATGCCGTTGACCACGGCGTTGGCGTTCGGCCCCAGCTTGGCCATCTCGGCCTTGGGGTCGACCATGTCCGCGCCCATGATCTCCTGCGCCTGGGCGCTGATCTTGGCGGTCAGCTCCTCGAAGGCGGCGGCGCTGATGCCGTTCTCCTTGGCCCAGCCCGCCAGGGTCTGGCCGATGGGGTTCTCCTCGCCCTTCTCGCCGAAAGCACTTAAGTTGTACTTGCCGTCGGCGGGGGCGTTGTGGGCACCCTTGCTGATCTTGCCGCGCAGATCGCGCCAGCTCTTGGCCAGCGCCTCGTAGTCGGGCTTGCCGTCCTTGAGGAAGTTCTCGGGCATCCACTCCGGCGGCTTGTCGTCGCCAGGGGCTGCGGCTGGGGCTGCAGCTGCAGGCTCTGCCTTGTGGGGGATCTCGGCCTTCTGAGGCTCGGCGGGGGTGGAGGGGTCTTCGACGGTGACCGCGTCCAGTAGGCCGGTGCTTTCACCGGGCTGGTCGTTGGTGTCGCTCATAGCTTCCTTGCTTGTGAAACCCGTGCTATCAAGTCCCGCACCACGTTCCTCTGCCCTTCGGCATAGAAGGCGTGGGAGGGATCAGCGCCCGGCACGGCAACGGGCACATCCACATACATCTCGCGCAGCCACTCGAGCAGCTTCTGGCCGTCCTCGGTGCCCAGCACCCGCAGGCACAGCCGCATCAGGTCTTCGCGCTTTTGCTTGACCTCGCGGATGTCATCCGTCTGGCCGATGGCTTCCAGCTCTTCCCAGCTCATGCGGGCATCCCTTCAGGGGCCATGCCAGACGCTGCCTGGGCCTGCGCCTGCTGGGCCATGCCGGTGGCGATGATCTGGGCACGCTGCGCCTTCTGGGCCTCCTCGAGCAGCACAGCGCGCTCCTCGCGGGTATTGCGGACAGAAGCGGGCACACCCAGCTTGTCGCCCAGGTAGTCGGGCAGCACATCGGTCTTGATGGCCACCGCGCCGTCGGCACCGAAGCCCTGCATGATCTGGGCGTACTGCATGATGGCCTGCACCTCATCCATAGCCTGGGCCTGCGCCAGCGGGGCCTCGGGCACCACGCGCACCTCGAGGCCGTTGACGCGCAGGGGCAGATCAATCAGCCCGCGCTCATCCATGACCTCGAGGATCTTGGCCACCAGCGGGATCATGGTTTCGTTGATGAGGCGACCGAAGGCGCTGCCCAGGTTCTGGGACAGCTCCTTCATGCGCTCCACGATCTCGGTGGCCGACCGGGCGCTCATGTTGTCCGGCGGCAGGGACTCATCCAGCAGGATGCGCTTGACGTTGGAGCGAAGGTCGTTGATGACCAGCTGGCTCACGTTGAAGTCGCCGGAACGGGGCAGGGCGGCCAGGGCCGGGCCTTGCGGGCCGCCGTTGCGCGCCACGGGGATGATCGCGCCAGGGGCCAGCTTCACGGTGTTCGGGTTCAGCACTCCGTCATCGGCAGCCGTGTAGACCCCGGAGACCGCCAGCGAGGCGTTCTTGAGCAGCAGCTCGATGGTCTTGTTCAGGGTCTTGATGTCCGGCAGGGCGGTCATCAGCGGCCCGCGCCCGTAGATCTCACCGGCCACCTTCATGTAGCGCGAGATCACCCAGGGGCTGGACTTGCGGCGGCGGTAGACCAGCTCCTCTTTGCCGTGCGTGTAGAGAACGTGGTAGCAGTAGTCGCCCCGCTTGGCGTCGAAGATCGTGGCCTCGAGCAGCTCGACATCCTCGGTCGGCTTGTCCTGGATCAGGCGGGCGAGCTGGCCCTCGATCTTGGCGTCCGGCCACTGGCGCTGGATGCTCTCGGCCTTCATGCGGATCTTGCGGTAGACGTTGTCCACCTGGCCGTTCGCGCCCTCCTCGTAGGTGACCAGGAAGAGGGGCACCGGGATGAAGTTGAGCGGCTGCACATCGTCGCCCGGCTGCACCATCATGCAGGCCGTGCCCACCGCCAGGTCGAGCAGGAACTCGCCCATGGCGATGTCGAAGTTCGACTGCCGCAGGACGGTGAACATCTTCTCGTTGTAGACCTCCAGCACCGCCTTGGCCTGGCCGGTGCGCTCGGCAGGGATGTCGCTGCCCGCGTCCAGGCGGCACCACTTGCGCTGCGGCGGGAAGACCACGCTCTGCAGGCGGTTGGCGAACCGCTGGGTGCTGTTGATGGCCGTCGAGTCGAAGACCCGCGTCATCTTGTTCTTGCCGGTGCTGGCCCCCTCCCACACGCCATAGAGCTGCCGCTGGGGAAGGGCGAACTCGTAGGCGTCCATGTACAG